GTGGATCTGTCTCTTCAATTAGCCTTACATTCCAGTTCTTAATCGGGTATTCGTTATCCCTCTCGTCACGAGAATCCATCAATGGTAGCATCCTGATGTAATTCTCAATTGTTTGCTGAGTTCCAGTAGATATTTCTATGACTTTGTACACGACTCTGATGGAATCGCCTATAGTTAGATTTATTGATGACACAGAAAGCGTGTCGCCAACCCACCTAAGTATTGACAAGCCATCAACCTCGTCAAAGATGATGTAGTCTGAGGAAATACTAGTCCAGATGTCGCTATCAACATATCTGATGTACAGCTCGAAGTTATCTAGATCAATTGGCAGAGCGGTTCTTTCTAATATGAAAAAATCATTTTCTCCATCGTATGTGAAGATCTCTTGCCATGTGTGATTAGATATGACTTGCCATAGCCTTGTAATCTTAATGAATTTGACGCCTGCTTGATCCAATGATTCTTTAAGACCGCCAATTGTTCCTTTTTTCTTGAATAATGGAACAGCGTTTTTGATTTGCCTTCTCCATCTGTATGGATCAGTTGTCTTCAGTCTTAAGTTAAAAAGGTTAGACAAAAATGGCAATAATGACTCAGATAGAACATTTGCATCATAAAGATCAATCAACTGGTTGGCATAATTTTCAAGCACCGCAAAGCCATCGGCAATCGCCAAATTTAGCTTTTGAATTACATCAGGTGTTCTGTCAAACTGACTCAGTCTTGTCTTGAACATATCTGGTGTATATCGTTCAAGTAGAGTTGGATATTTTTCTGGAGGCGTGAAGTGCGATGGGATTGCATTGGCTTCAACATCCACACTCACTATGCTAAACTTCTGATGACTTAACTTGGTTGTGCCAGCTATTACGGATGTCCAAGTGTAACATACGAAGTAATCACCCTCACGGAAGCTGAATGGTTTCCAAACATATTTAAAGTTACCATACAGCGTGTTGCTTTCACTGTCTTCATTTACTTTTTGGATCAATGCGTTGTCTTGGTCAGTTGAAAGCCAAGCTGGAAACATGTCGGTTCCAACAGTGAATATCGGAGTTGCATCTTTGTAGTAAAACTTCTGGGATTTAACGCTGCTATCAAGGTCTGCTCGAAGTTTTTTAGCTTCGAATATATTTTTTTCGTTAGGATTTTCGCAAGCAAGCTTTTCGGCAGCTATCGTGGCAGCAAGCTTCTCGCTCTCATAGATGTCTTGGGTGTATTCGTTAAGGGTTGGGTCAACAAAACTTCTCTCAATGAAATATATGACAATCTTGTCGACCTTGTATGGATCTGCAAGGAGGCATCCATTGTCATCAGGAGTTGTAAACTCTAGAACAATCTCATCATTGAGGGTCGGGTTTTCTGTAATTCGCTTCTGTGTCATTTTTTTATTCGTAAACGAATCCTAAATCGATGATGTCAGGTCTGATTATCTCATAATACTTTGCTGTTACGATGTTGTTCGCCGTTGGTGAAACATCTGTACTAAAGGCAATGTCAATTGATGAAATTTCTTTGAGATCAGACAGTTCTTTTACTATATCTGATTCTTTTAGGTTCTGTCCAAACTCCCATCTGCTAATGCTGAAAAAGCTGTTGACCCTGTTCAATATCTTGATTCTCAGTTCGTCTTCAAATTTCTTGTAAAATTTGTCTACTGTTACAGATATGTTAACATCAATTGTGACAGGAACACCATCCTTGATGCAGATGTAATCTGTTATCATCTTTTTTGACTCAAGATAATTCATCAACGCTGTTTTAAGCTGGTCTGATGCGTTGTCTAAAGTTTCGGTGTCTTTCCTTGCCAAAACATAAATGTCTATGATGTTGGCTGCACAACCATGATTACGAAGAACAGCAATCGACTTACCAATCTGCCCTTGGTACGGAGTCGCAAACTGATCAGTTAGTGTTTTGTAATCAAGTCCAGTCACAGCTCTGTCTTGTGTTCTAAGATAGGCTGGAAGCTTGCGTCTGATGTCATCAATGGTGTCGCCATCAAAGCCGTATTGAGCTCTAGTGTAGTTGTTAAGAAAAATCGGAACTGTATAGCTTAATCCTGGGACAGTAGCAAGAATGCTTTCTTGTGTGGCATTTGTTACAAGATTTCCTCTTACTCCACCACCTGTTCTATATGTGATGTTAATCAAAGATCCTACAGTTGGCACCATACCTGCAACACCATTACCAAAAATGAAAAAAGCACTAAAATCAGAATTGTATTCTACACGGTACTCACGAAGCTGTTGTGACTCTGTGAAGAAATCAACTTTGTTCCACAGAACTCCATCAACCTCAACTTTCATGCTGTCAAATAAGACAGTGCTGAAACCACTTCTTATCGTTTGATTGGCTGCACCAGTCCCTGCAACTTCCTCTATTCTGGTAAGACCTTCAAGGCCGACAATGCTTGCGTTAACCAATGAATTTGCCGGCAATAGAATATCTTCATCGAATAATGGATTTCCCTCAGCATCCGCAGCAAAAAGCTCCATGTCTAACGACTCGCCGCCACCATTTACTTGCACTCGTATTGGTGTGGCTACTGTAATATCTGTGGTTATTGCGTTTGTCAAACTGGCTGTCCAATAGCTTTTTGCTGCAATAGGTGCTGTTGGTTGAAAGCCAACCAATTTGCACAATCTGAATGCATTTTCTATTTCTGTTACGGTGTCAATGAATATCTCATTGGCAATCTGATCCATCTTAAAGGACAGTGTGTCGGCTATAAATGACCAGTTTTCTATAAGCATGACCGCTAAAGAAGATTCAACAAAATCTGAGAACTCACTAGAAAACCTTTGCTGTGTAAATTGCAAAAGTCTTGTTTTCATGCTCCAAAAATCTTGGTTTGTATAATTTAGGTTGAATACATTAGGCTTCTTTATGATCTCAGCCTTGGCATAAGGTTCTACATTAAATGGACAGTTATTGGTCATATCAAGCTCCTAGTGGGACCTCTAGCCTCAGCTCGTTGATCGTCCTGATATCGAGTCTGTCAAAGAATGTTATTCTGATGAGCAACACATGCTCGTTTTCTGGGTCTGGATCATTCGGGTTTGCGCTATCCGAGTCCAACCTTGACTGAATATATATGTTCTCAATTGCCACTCTTGGTTCCCACATCTTAAGTGAGTTAGCGATCATCGCCTTTGCTTCCAATATAGTTCCTGGATCATTAGGATTGAAAAAAAGTTTGCGAAGCGGGGTGCCAAAGTCATGCAGCATCACCCTTTCTCTTGGGTTTGTCAGCAATAATACAATCATGTCTGATTTGACTTGATCGACACCACTTTGTGTATAAAAAAAACCTTTTGGATTTTTTGTTATGGGGTATGGTGCGCCCTTGAAGCTTTTCTGATTCATTATTGTCCACCGCCTGTGGTTGGTGTTTCATTATCTGGATTACATCTTTTTCTGGCCAAAGGTAGAATGTGGGTAATCGACATACATGGATCATTTTTGCCGACACTAGCTATAATTTTGGAACTCAATCTAATTGTCTGTGTCTTTAAGTCAAATACGCACAATCTACCAATTCTTGGACTGTTTTTTGGACCATCTTTCCCTGCGAACAAAGCTATGACATCATTTGCATAGAAGATATGCGATTTTTTAGTGATGTTAACATAGAAGTCTCTTGTGTATACTAATTTCAACTTACTGATCAACTCTATTTTATTGTTTGGCTTGGAACATCCACCTATATCACCTATGATCTCAACTTGATTGTCTGTTGTTGCTATAATATGGTTACCGGCAACACGAAGGAACACCAGCCCAGGGCCACTTGGTGATTCTTGATATTGATGTATGTGTGGTCCCCTACAGTTTGTATAGTGTGGACAATAAATCTTGATGTATTGTCTTTGAGTGGTTATTTGCGAATTATCATCACGCATGATGAACTCAAGGCCATAACCAGACCTTATTTTCACATAAGCTTTCTTAGCAAGAGGCTTTGGATCTCCACCATGACCAACAGGATTTTGCTCTTCATTTTGTTTTTCTGGACTCAAACTTTTTCTTGATCCACTACCGCATTGCTCATTGTCCTCATCAATCATTTCAAATTGGTGCTTGCTTGTAGTTTGCATGCTGATGCCACGGTGTTTCCCAGCTATACATTTTGATTTTTCATGATCGTTAAGCTCAATTCTGTTGCCAAATGCAGTTAAAAGCTTGATTCCATTCCATTCACTCCTTACTTCAGGTTCTTTTTCAAGGTCTGACATCTCAATCATGTGTCCTGTAGCTGATTTGATGTATGTTCTGCCTTCAAATATGTTCTCTGCACCAAAGTCAAATGGTTTTAGGCTTCTTTCCCATTCTGGTATGCCCACTGGGCAACTAACGGAATCATCCATTACGAATGTGTGACCGCCAACACTCATGAGCTGTATTCCAGACTGAGGTAAATCACAAGTGTTGTTCTGTGGTGTCTCTGGTCCTTTATAGGGACGGCATTCATTCTCATGTTTGAAGTATGGATTTTGTCCTTTTTGCTGCTTATATCTTGATGATTTTGGATGCCCAGTTCTTGCTTGTGAAGAAAATCTTGGAATTAGCTTTCCACATATTGGAACTTCAGATGTTGGGACATAATCTGGTACAATATCTTTTACTTTTTGTGTTTTCGTTGCAAGTGCTTTGGCTATTTCGCTTAAGCCTGCAATTCCTTGATTTGGATTGCTGTCTGATGCTATTATGCCAGCGTCAATGCCTATCGATCTTGCCATGTCTGGATATGGAGCCTCTGGAGTTCCTTCAATGCAACTCACATCATCATCAGCTACTATTTCATCAGTATTTGGAAATGTAACATTACAGTCTGGGTGCGCCCATTGACCACCATAGTGAAGGTGGTCATCTTTGAGCATCAACCAGTTACCAGTACTGCTCGTAAGCTCGATTCTTTTCCATCGTCTATTACACTTTGGATCACCATCCACCATTTTTAAAGCGTGTTTTTCTGGTGTCTTGAATCCGTAAATGTTTGGAAATGTGATGATTCTTTGAACTTCAGGCATGTCTGCAAAGTCTAAAATTGAGGTTAGATCAAAACCATTGTAGCTTTCGGTATTCCATGGAGGTAAAACTTGGCTTTCATCATTGGGGCCAACAAGATATCCTTTTCTATGGCCTTCCCATATTTTGTAATATTCATCCATGAGGTGATTGACACCCCAATTGTGTTGACCTTCTGGACCTCTGTTTCTAGACCAAATGGTTCCAATATAAAAGGCAGAACTTCTATTTCCACTTTCAAAAACAAGGGCAATTGAAGACCCAGCTGGTGGAACCCAACTTAATCCCGAGTCGTCAAATCCACCCATTGCCGAAATAGGATGAGCCCATGGAAGTTGTTTTATTTGAACATCTGCTCTATGCAGCTTGGGACAGAAAAATCTGACACGATTTTGCTTCCATATATCTATTGTTTCTATGACAAGACCAACCATCAAGCCAAAGTGCATATCCTTTGTATCGCTCGTTTGACTTTTTTGATTCGTTCTTGCAATGGCGACCGTGGAATACTCTACGCTTCCTAGTTGATTTGTAAGGCTCAAAACTTTTCTTTCTAATTCTGCTATTTTGCTTGATACACTCATTAAACTTCTTCTCCTTTGAAGGTGCCATCGCCGGTTCCGTCTGTCATAGGCCCGCAACTGCCTTCGCCACCAATAGGTTCATCTGCCGCTAGTTCAGCATTAGGAACTGCCAAGCCTACTTTTAGTTTAGTTATAAACTTGCCAGAATCTATTTGGTGATCAACACCCTCAAGCATCCATTTTTTATTCGATAGTGTTTTATTTGTTGGTGGTTTAGCTATCCATGTACATGGACTCATAAATCCGCCATCAATTTTATATGGGCTTAAAACTGATATGGATATGTATCTTCCTATATCTGTTATATTTGCATATTTTACATCTCCAATTATAACAAGTTCTCCTTGAATACTTTTTGCGGTGTCAAATGGTTTATTGGCTAGGGTGTTGGCTGCTGTTGCCTCGTTCAACATTTTACCATGTTGTTCTTGTGGTATGGTGTGACTATACTCAACTGGAATTGCTTGCTCATTTCCAGATCCGCTTCCTTCAATTGGTTGAAGCTCTAAAGGTTCTTGCGCCTTATTTTGTTCACTTGTACTTCCGCTACCAGATTGGCCTCCAAAGCCACCAGCATCAAGAATCCAGTCTATTTCTGGATTAAATTCTATAACTGGACTGCAATTTCCACCATTGACAACATATGAGTCTATGACTCCGTCGCAAGCACAAACTTCTGGTTTTCTGCATACATCATCTTCTTGAATGACTAATTTTGTGTCTACCGGATCATATCTAAAATAAACTCCTTTTTTATCTGCAGTTTTTGTAGTGCTAACCCATGATCTTATAGTTGCTAAAAGTGTAAGTTCATTGGACTGCCAAACAGATTTATACCCTCTTGGCTCTCTCTCAAAATCAAAGTCACCATCACCCTTTCTGTTGCGAAACTCGACATCAATTGTTGGATCTTGAGTGTCGCAAAGTTGTATTATAGCATCTTTAAGATGTATAAGGTTTCCTTCTGAGCCTATATTTGCTGTCACACGGCGATCATTGTGTCTCTCAAGTAGATCTTTGCATTCAAGCTTAATTTTCGCTATGCCTTTGTCAATGTTAGTTGACATTTTTACCGGTAAAATATGTATCCATGGTGATAATTGTGTTTCAAAATCAACATTATTGGTACAATCTTTTAAAATCCACCCAAAACGAAATCTTGTGTTTTTTATTTCTTCAGGGGCAAGTTTAATTGTTTTGTTCATCAAGTCAAAAAGCTTTTTGTACCCTTCAGAACCCTCAGAAAGAATCTCAAATTCAACTGTGATTCCACCATTTCCTCGACTCATCCCATATTGCATAGAACTTATAGCCATAGTATGTGGATCGCTTGGAAGCGATTCGTTGCCGCAATAAATTTGCAGTCCTCGTATATCAAGTTCAACCCATGGAGCGTAAACACGACCAGCTGGTGGTTCTGCTGGTTTTGCACAAAGGCACTCTGCGGCATCCCCACTAATATTACAAGCCATAAATCACCTCAATAAATAGATCCTGGAATTCTAATGCTAAGTCCAGACTTAAAATCCCATATATCACTTATTCCATTGGCTTCAAGAATACGATGCCAAAACATGCTAGTTCCATAAAAATCCACTGCAACAAGATCTGGTCGGTATTCATAACCTTTTCCAATAACCGTGTATTTGTCATTTTGAGATCGCCTTGTGGTTGATCTTCTGTAGAGCGGGAATGTGATGTATTTGTTTTCTCCATAATAGATAACAGTACTGTCTTCGTATCTGCTATTTGCAGCTACCATTTTTCTTGCTTGTATTCTTGAAACTTCTATGTTATTTGCCATTGTTTATTCTCCCGATTACTGAGTGCCGCCGTTTCTTACGATGTCTTCTGCATATGGAAGATCAGATGACTGATACACGACTTCAAAGTCCAAACTTACATCAAGTTTGTATGGGATTCCCTCTGTTTCATCCCATGGAACTGCTGGGTCAAATTTCACATTATAATTATTCAAAACTACGCATAGCGTATCATCCGCTATATTGTTAAAGCACTTTATTTGCAATATTGGAGGTGGAATGTAAGTTCCAGTACCTGCTTGTTGGGGATAGACATGAGCTTCAAGCCAACGAAGTGTGTTTTTGATTGCCGAAGCCGATTGTGGCCCGCTAGCTTGCTGAACAAAAAAATGACATTCACATGTTATCATTCTATTTTCTGAATTTGCATACACCTTGAATGGTGCACCTCTTCCAATACCTGTTTCATCATTATATTTTGCCGACTTTTTATCACTGATATCTGGAAGATTGTCAAAGTAAAGTGTGTTGGTATCACCCTTTGAATACAATGGACCGGCAGCTGCCAATGTGCTGTATATGTAGCATTCATCAAATGGAACGAGTCTTCCGTCTTTTCTTGTTGCTTTCACTTTCAACCCCTTAAATTATTTCGTTCCGGCTCCGATGTTTGATACTTGCTTGCCTGATGTCTGCATGAAGGCTCCATATGCCCACTTAGCATTCATGTATGGCTTATTCATTGTTTTTCTTGACGATGTATCTGCATCTGGTGCCGAACCACCACCAGATGACATACTTTCTCCACCACCCATGGCATCAACTAACTTAGTTAGAAGCTCAACCATTTGCTCATTCAGTATTGTTTGCTGTGATGTTTCGTTGGCTATATCACTCAACTCTGGAGAACCAACATTTGTCGATCCTGGCTCAGATGTAACTTTATCCCTTTGCACCATGTCTTGTGTTCCTATACCTGGCGGAACAACTGTAGCAACCGATGGCGAGGTTGCAAGTTCACTAGCTATGCTTGATTGAATTCCTAATGGCTCTATTAGTCCTTTGACGCTTGATCCGATGGATCCTATTATTGAATCTGGACCATCAAAAAGAGAAGAAAGTGTTGTGCTTACATTTTCCATGACATCTTGATCTGATGTCTTGGAAAGGCTTGCTTGCGCTCCTCCCATTGCCTTCTCATCTGAGCCAGATCCGAATAGCCAACCACCAACGGATGAGGCCATGCTGCCAATTAATTTTGCTGGTGCAGTTGCGATGTCAAAGGCCGTGCTTGCAACGCTACCAACTGTGCTCATTGCTCCACTAACAAGGCTTGTGGCTCCACTAGTAACGCTACTAAGAGCTGATCCAAGTGAACTGAAAATACCGCCAAACATACTTGAAGCCCCACTTGCAACGCTGCCGATTGCGGAGCCAACTGCTGATATGCCACCGGTGACAAGGCTTGCTGCACCGCTTGCAACACCGCCGATTGCAGAGCCAACTGCTGATATGCCACCGGTAACAAGGCTTGCTGCACCACTTGCAATACCGCCGATTGCAGAACCTACACTTTTAACACCACTCCAAATTGTCTCGCCTACTGCTTTGGTGCCATCCCAAATTGCACCGGGTATAGAAGTTCCATCTTCAGTAAACCACTTGTAAAGTTCTGTTGCTCCACCAACCACGCCACCAACTACGGCTCCGACTGCAGTTCCAATCACAGGAACGACACTGCCAATTGCGGCACCAGTCATGGCTCCAGTAGCAGCAGAACCTGCAACACCTAGTGCTTTGTCTCCTGTGCTACCCTCTTTCATACCAACCCAACTACTAAACATACTACCTGTTTTTGCGCTTCCAGTAATAGCACCTAAAATTGTAGATTCAACAGTTCCTCTTCCTGTTTCGGCTGCTTCAGTTGCACCCATGATGCCACCAATGAGTGGCGATAAAAATGGAAGAGATTTTCCAAGAACTTTTGCTGCTGGTCCAAGCACCTTGGTTGCATTGGCAAGAGGACCCATTCCCTTGGTTATTGCTCCGGTTTTACCAAATGCTTGGGCGGCAATTTCTCCGGTCTTGGTGCTAATTGAAGAAAATGCTGTGCCACCAGCTTTAACAATTGTTTGACCAGCAGTCTTGATTCCTTGGAATGCTGAAGATCCCAACTTGGTAATTGATGGAGCAAAACCTTCTATAGCCTTGAAGGCTTTTTCGCCTTGTGTGGCCATTGTTGTAAATACTGAACTAGTTTTTACTGCGTTGAAAGCATCATTGCCGGCTTTGGTTATTTTTGCAAATGTTTCACCGCTTTTTACTGCGTTGAAAGCGTCATTGCCAGCTTTAGTTATTTTTGTAAATACTGAACCATTTTTTATTGCTTCGAAGGCATTGTTGCCCGCTGTGGTTATCTTCTTGAATGTCTCACCACTTTTTATTGCTTCGAAAGCGTTATTGCCAGCTGTGGTTATTTTCTTGAATGTTTCACCACTTTTTATTGCTTCAAAAGCATTGTTGCCAGCCGTAGTTATTTTCTTGAATGTCTCACCACTTTTTATTGCTTCGAAGGCATTGTTACCCGCTGTGGTTATCTTCTTGAATGTCTCACCACTTTTCAACGCTTCAAAAGCATTGTTGCCTGCTGTGGTTATCTTCTTGAATGTCTCACCACTTTTTATTGCTTCGAAAGCATTGTTGCCTGCTGTGGTTATCTT